GTTTTGGTCTCCTGCAAACCGTCTTAAAAAATCTGGTCTATTACTAAAAAACTTATGCCATATTTTATCATGTAATTTGTCGTTCTTAAATTTCATTACACTAGAATTCCATTGTTTAGTTGTAGGATTAAAGTCATTCATACCAACAAAGTCAGCCTCTGGTTCGTATGTAAAGAAACAATCTATGTTGTCTGTAATAACCACATCTAAATCGGTATATAATGTATCACCTGGTAAATTTACATCTGGATGAAATAGTTGTAGTTTATTCCACCAACCATTTAAATCTTCAACTGGAAATTTTCTAATATCAATATCACCTTTAACCATTTTATGCATTTTTACATGGTCAGTAAATACAACAAAATTTATAGGAAGTGTGGTGTTTCTTTTCACCATGTTATAGAGTTTTTGAACATACTCTACTGAATACTTATCACCATAACAAACACAAGCAAAATTCATATCAATAACCAATTATACATAGCCCTCATACTAAAAATTAAATACATTAACTCCATTAATGCTCTTGGCCAATCTCTATCTTTGTAACCAAAATATACCCACATCATACAGGCAATCACACTAAACAACCAACCTACCCATTGAGTAGATATATTCGCACTAGATAAAATAAAAACAGAGGTCATTGCTAACGCAAAACCTAACCATCTTTCTGGTACTGTTCCTTTAAAGTAGCGAAAGCCAAGCCATCTTCTATTTCTTGAAGAGTGAATTGATGATTTGCTATCATGTTTAGCCATTCTTGTATAGTCTTCCTGCCTGGTTTAAATGGTTTTTCAACCAAATTAATTTTGCGACTTGTTACCAATGAGGCTACATGTCTTTGGTGCGTAAACGCTGGTGTCATATTTAGGATGCCATCAACTGCTGATAATGACATATTTGTAACAACACACCAAGCGTCTTTTAATTCATCTTTAATATCTGTTCCCCACCACTCATTACCTGGTCGTGGTTTATTTCTAATTCTAATTAATCTATCTGTATTTTTTCTTACCTCTTCACCAACTTGTGTAATCCATTCCTCTTGTGATATACCATTTATGTTATAAGATACGGTAGGAGATGAGGGACATAATAATACATATTCACCACTATCTCGCCAACCTTTAAAATGACAATCAATACCTTGTTTATCTAAAATATTCCACCTATCAGGCGAAACTACACGAAATTGATTAGTATGAATATTGCCTTTGCAAATTCTAAAATATGTTTTATCGTAATTGTGTATTTGTGGTTCAGGATATCTAGTAATTTGTTCAGTCATATAACCTACATCTACATACCACCACTCTTCACCTTTTCTTTCACATTCTGCAATCTCTGTTATATTTTTACCTGCTAAACCCCAAAAGAAATGAACATTTTTACCATTATCTTTCCAACCTTTTTCTATGGCAGGCCAAAGTTGATGTGATAAACATTTATCCCAGGCTATCTTGTGAGTTACTATCATAAATTAACTTCTATTGTATCATTATATAATCTATACCATTCATCAGCATATTCACTATTTTTATAATCTTTAAAGTAAGGACCACCTAATGTCCAATGTACATTCTTTGCGTTCTTATTGTAATTATATTCACCAACTAACCAATTCCACTCTAAAGGTAATTCTCCTACATTCTCCTCATGTGTCCATTTAAACTGGTGTAATTCTAAACCACTAGCAGTTTCAACATATTCTTTTGTTAACATTTTACATCTTTGATTATTCATTAACATAAAACTAGACCAGTTTTTTTTAGGAAATGCCTCATTTTTTGCACCTCTGAATTTTACATTTTGTTTTGGTATGTAATCGTGTTTACAACACATAATAGATTTATCTTCATCAATCATATCCCATAAATTTTTTATGTCATCTCTAAACATCATATCACAATCTAAAAATAATGACCATCCTTTATACTCTGATAGATAAGGTACAAGAAATCTACTAAATGCAAATTCTGTTGACTGATTAGTTTGTAATTCTCTTCTAAATTCTGGTAAATTAGATAAACAAAGTGGTGTTATAGAAACAGGTACACTTGATTGTCTTCTAATACTCTCTGATAATATATGATAAGAAACTTTTTCACCCTCATCAAAACCTATAAAAATATTTATCATACTCTTGCCTCTGGACTACGACCTTTTAGTTTTCTAGGACCTTTGGTGTGGTCGTAAACTTCACCTAATATAGACCTAGCTTGCACATGACCTGGTTTACCATCACCTATATTGTGATTTTTTGTGCCTCTGTTTTCAAATTCTTTTCGTACATAATCCCAAATATAACTATCATGTTGTTCTTTTAAATTATATATGCCATCTGTATCGTATAATGATTTCATTCTATTTGCATAGGATATTGTATCTTTATGATTTAAATTAAAATATAAAAAACCACATTCACTATAATGGTTACCTCGGCCTAGATAAGTCATCATACTATCATCTCTATGAATATGTTTTTTTATCCATTCTTCGTCTATTTCTTTATGAAACACGCTGTCTGCGTCTATACAAATTAAACCATCTACCTGTTGTGTAGTAATAGCATGTGTATATGCATATACTTTATAACTAAATCTAACACCATCTGTTATAAAATCAAGACCTTTTTCTTTAAAGTCTGATATAGGTTGTCTATGTTTATTTCGTTCTATAAAAGATTTTAAATCTGGTAATATTGAATCATCTTCGTTATATACAATTACCTCAAAAGGCCAATTATAAGTATCTTTAAATCTATATGCGTATGCTTTAAATAGATTATTATTCCAAGTTGTTATTACTTTGATATTAAGTGTTGCCATGGTTTACCTTGTCTAATTTCATTTACAGACCATTGACTATATGCTAAATCATATAACAATTGTTCTCTTTCGCCACATTTAGGATTTTCAACATCTTCTAAAGAATGAGAAGATATTGGCCATACAAAATTACATTCATTACAAGGTATTACAGGTATACCTGCCAATATAGAATCTATACTAGAACCACTTGTATAAGATATGGTGCAATGTGCATTTTTTAAATCATCATTAATTGTACCACTATTACTATAAGATACATTACACCACTTATAAGTATCTAATAAATTTCTCATCTCGTCTTTATTTTCTGGATGGTCTCTAAAAACTATTGGTCTATCTGTATATCTTCTTAAATGTTGAATAGTATTTTTTACCCACCATTCAAAATCAATACCAAATAATGAGGCGTCAAACATATTTTGACCAACTATTAATATATGGTCACCTTTATTTCTCCATGGTTTAATTTTTAAACCTAATTTATTAAATCTATCTGGCTTACTATTATTACTTTTAAAATCTGCAAGGCCTCTCATAAAGTGGTTTAAACCAACTCTATGATATTCATGCTCTTGTGTTATAGTTCTACCTAGTAATGGTGTTTCAATTACGATTAATGGTTTATCTCTATGTTTTTCTACTATATCGTTTTTTGTAAAATGATGTTGTTGTATTATTTTCCACTTCTTTTTAGGTGATTTTTTCCACGACCCAAATATAACAGCGACATCACATTCTTTATAATTTTCAGATGTTGATATTGTGCCATTAACTGAATTTGCAAAATCATATAATATCTGTCTTTGATAATTCATGGGCGTAGATTTTATAAAGAAGTTTGCTAACATTATTTACCTCTTAATACAATAGCTTCCGATAAACATTTATTTCTAGGTCTATTTAAAAAGACCTCGTATTTGTAATTTAAATCTTTTAATAGTTGTTCATACTGCATTAAACTATGTTCATTGTCAATTAGTTTTACTTCAAACTCAATTAAAAATGCCTTAAATGGCACATCATAAGTTAAAATCTCTGTACAAAAATCATACCATACACCTTCAATATCTGCCTTTATAATATCTGGTTGTGGCATATCTTCTTCCATCATTTGTTTTAAATTTTTACATTCAACTTCAATATAAGCAGGGTTTTCACCAAATTGTGGTAAAGGTAAAAGAGAATAACATTTAGCTAAATCATTTTTATCATAATAAAATTTCATTTTACCAGGTGTTTTATTATATGCAACTTGATGAAATGTCATCTTATTTTTACCAGTAAAGTTAGAACCTTCCCACATTTTAATTGTATCTGGTGTGGGGTCGTATAAATGTATATTTAAATTAGGGTTATCTTCTAACATGGATTGTTCCCAACCCACATCTCTATGTACCCCTAACGATAATACATTCTTACTTTCTTTTACAATGTACTCTGGTAGCCAGTAGTTTTTATATTGTTTAAAAGATTGAGGTTGCATATAGATACCTTCTAATCTTTTTATTTCATTTAATAGTTGTGTTTCTTCCATATTACCTCACTAATATTATGTCTAACGGATTGGGTTTACTAAATCTATATTCTTCTTTGTAACCAATAGATTGTAAATAATTCAATGCGTCATCTTTTTTACCTTTATTATATAGTTCTTGTGAACCATTTTCTTCAATAACAATAACAGGATTACATTTCTCAATTGTTGCTATTGCACCTTTTAATACTTTTAATTCATGTCCTTCTACATCTATCTTTATATAGTCAACATCACTTAAAGTATAATCGTCTAATCTTTTTTGTTGTACAAATTTATCACCATCTTCTTTTATTACACCACCTGTTGCCTTTACCTCTGTACTTATATCACCTAATGCAACTTGATAGTATGTTAATTTTTTGTTTTTATATTTCATTCTAGGTCTATAATCAAATGCATGTACCTTATCAAAATCTTCTATTAGTGGTAGAGAATAATCACCATCTCTACAACCTATATCTATGGCAATTCTAAAGTTTTTTATGTATGGTTTAGATTTTAAATAAGTTTCTAAACACCAATCATAATTAGTCTTCATATACCTTCCAATCAGTTTTAAAAGTTACATAATTTAATTGTATACCTCTTCGTTCTACTTGTATCTCTTTACCCTCTTCCATACCATGCCACTTATTAGGTCCATGAAATATATAACCATAATTATGCCAAAAAGGTACGGTATGTTTTAGTTCTAAATTTTCATCATATAAATCTGTACCTAAACTTACATTTTCACCTGTTTGATTTACATAAATTAAACTTGATATTAATTTTTCTGGTATATCACAATGAGGTTTCAACCAAAAACCCTCTGTATCATTTAATACTTCTAATCTAACATAAGAGTTAGCAAAGTTATCTTTATTACCTATCATCTTGGCAATCATTTCTCTAATAGGTTTACTTTGCAATTCTCTTATAAATGATACTAATTCAGGATATTCACTTCTATTTTCGTTTGTTATATATGCTCTAAATTTATGATTTTGTTTTTCAACACCCTCTTTATAACCTGACCTTGTGCCGTCATGTAATACACCATCTCTTTTGATATCTGCATTTCTAATTTCGTCTATTTGTTGTGGTGATAATGCTTGACCAAAGGTAAAATATTCCCATGGATTATCGTGTCTTGTTGCTCTACTTAAACTTTGAAATAGTCTTGTACTCATTTGTTTTCTAACCAATCTATAAAATCTTTAGACCAATTTTCATAGGCATAATGATTTGGATGTTGGTCACCCTCTGCTAATTCATATTCTACATTTGACTTAATTAAATCAAACATACTCCACTCTGGTTTATAATAATTAGACCAATCTATCTGGTCTTTAATTTTATTAATCTCTTTATTTTTAGGATTATAACCATAATTCATAGAATTGTAAATATAATATTTTAAACCTAACTTTTTTAATCTCTCTTGTATTTTTAAAACACTAAAAAGAACATTATAAGAAGCTGTTTCATTAATATCATCTACACCAGGCACGGCTGTATATTTTAAAGTATGAAAGTAATCTCCTTTTATTATAGGACCTTTTGTAAAAGCGTGTCTTATACAATTTTCTGCCTCACTATTTCTACCAAAAATACTTGCCTTACTACCTCTTTCTTTATTGTAAACTTGTTCATCAAAACTAACAACTTGAAATCTACCAGATGGTGGCACACCAATAAGCACAACACTATCTTTTTCAAAATCAGTTGTATATACTCTTCTTAATACTCCGTCAATACTAAAACCATTACGAGCAAGATTAACTTCGTGAATATTTAAATACTCTGCAATATAGGTACCAGGACTTCTATGTTCATCACATAATACATTTCTTCTTTTGGCACAATTACCATATGCAAAACTACAACCCATATTATACAACTTTGACATTATACTTCTCCTGAAATTTACTTGCGTCCCAACGGTCATTTACCATTGGCATGCCTTTAATATTTAATGATGTATTTAATAACATAGGGCAACCTGTTTTATCTTTCCAAGTTTTAAGTAAATTATAAAAACCCTCATTGTCTTCTTTTGTAACTGTTTGTACTCTACTTGTACCGTCAGCATGTATGATTGCTGGAAACTCTTTAGGGTATTTACACTTACCGACAAACTGCATGTATGGACTAGTTTCTTGTGGCATATCAAAATAATCATGTACATCTTCTAATAATATAGCAGGTGCAAATGGTCTAAACTTTTGCCTTTTTTTAATTGCATTAACCATATCTTTGACCTGTGCTCCTCTAGGGTCGGCTAATAAACTTCTATTACCTAATGCTCTAGGTCCAAACTCTGCTTTACCATTGGCAACACCTACCATTTTATTTGTTTCTAATTCTTTAATAATACTATCTACTGGATATTCTCCCTCTATATTATAACCTAAAAAAGGTCCTTTCCAGTTTAATCTTTCTTTTGTAACAGCAGGT